TAATAAAACTCCTGCGGCTGTTTCTATTGTATCAATTAGTGTAGGTATGAAGTTTGAGATACCAGTCAGCCCGTCTACGAAACCGACTACCTTATCTTTTATATCTTGAGGTAAAAGATCATATAGTTTCTTGGCAATGAATAAGCCAGCAGCTGTAGCAAGTAAAGGATTATTTAAAAAGAAATTCTTAATGAAGTCTACAAAGCCGGATGTTTTGGCTTTCATCTTCTCTACGATGCCTTGCTTCTCTTCTGGCTTAGCTTCTTGAGCATCTTCTCTTGCTTTAAATTCTTGCAGACCTCTCTTACGACGCTCATCGTTTAGATCAACAATATTATTCTTTACAACTGTCTTTAAAGCTTTTGAAATAGAAGACAGCTCTTCAGCCATCTTCTCAACTTTTACATTAATATCTTCTTGTTGTTTAGTTTGCTTCTTTTCTTCCTGCTTGACCTCTTTAGTGTCTGAACGGTATTCATCAGCAATATTCTCAATAACCGGTCCAATAAGTCCCAATCTGAATACTGCTGATTTAATATCAGGTACCACCGAGCGGTAGGCAGTCTTAGCCACTGCTCCAGTTGCTTCTGCAGCAGTCTTATAGGTACCCTTACCGATTGCAGCTAATAATGAGGCCATGTTTATTCGTCTTTAGGAATGTATCGTCTCTTTGTACCTGTATCACTAGGTACAGTAACTGATACTGTTGTTGCAGGAACTGAATCAGAATCTGGTCTTGAATACTGATTAGGCTGGTATGGTGGCTTAGACGTCTGCCATTGACTTGCCCCGCTAATCTTTTCTTGACCTCTTGACCACGCAGCAATACCTAACACAGCACCCATTGCAAGATGGAACAAACCTGCACCTTGCAGAGTTAAAGGCATCCATTGTGAAATAGGAGAATGTGTAGCTACTTGTAAGATATTCCACAGGATAGGAAAGATAGCCATATCAAGAATACAAATGCCCATGTACGTCCAACCCATAGCCGGACGCCACTTCTTCACCATCCAATCTTCTTGTTGTATCTTTAATAGTTCTTGCTGTTCTTGAGCATTCATTACTTTGTCCTTAATCGTTCGTTTTCTTTTTCCAGATACTCACGAAGCATATCAACGTACAAGTCTCTCTCAAATGGGATTAAATTCTCAATCTCAGCTATTGAATACTTGTGGTGTTGGACTAAACTAAAAATCAGCCTGTAATAGTTTGCAAGCGAAGTGTAGCTTAGCCCAGCGTAAAAAAATCAGTTAGATTCTGGAGTACAATCTTTTTATCTTTGCCTAGCTTGTTCTTATATTCCATCTCATAATAAAGTTTGGGTGTAGTTTCAAAGAATTTTTGAATCTGTTTAAACGTGTTAACATCTAGTGATTGAATAAACTCTTCAATATCTTTCGCTTCGTACTCTTTCGTATCGTAAACGTTTTCGGCATCATACACTTTTTCAATACAATACTTCAACACTTCGAAAAATACATCAATCTCAGTATCTACCTTGCCAATCTTCTCAATCATATCAGTTCTTGGATACTTTAGAATCATACCAAGACCTTCATCATTAATTTTAATCTTATTACTATGTTCAGGGTCCATCTTCATCTCGACCTTGTCAAGATCTACTTCGAAATCATACACCTCGTCATCTTCACCATCACGATAGGATAGTTTAATAACGTTGTTAACTGACTTTGATCTCAGCTTGATGAAGATATATTCAAGATCAAATGTAGTTAACTTTTCAACATCAAACTTTTCAGTAACAATACAGTTATTAACAACCTGTTTAATGGCGTTAAGAATTTCTTTTGCATCACCGCCTGTTTGCGCAATCAGTAGAATTTTTTCTTCTTTCACTAGAAAAGGTCTAAACTTAATTTTGTCGCCTGATGATGGTACTGTCACTTCAAAAGTTGGATAACTCAACTTTGGTAAAGACATGTTTTATCTCCTTAATTATTAAGATGTACCTGTTGTTTGTCCTGTGATTAGAGTTGAATTCCAATCAAGGAACGTAAATGTTATAGGAAGTCTGACTAACTGATCTGTATCAGCCCAGTTTAAGCCGATTTCACCCATGAGTGTAGGATAAGCTTGATTCAATGTATATTCATATACCGCCTCACCTTTATTATTATATACTCTGATTAGCATCTGGCAGCAATAATCAAACTTATAGTTTGCAATATATGGAGGTTGTTCTCCTGAGTTCCTTACTCCAGCTGGACCTCTTCCAGCTCCTGTAAAATTAACAATATTATGCATCCATGTTGTAAAGAATCTTTGAACTTCACCTTTACCATCAGCGATGAACGATAGTTGAATATCGTTAAAGATAGGAGTATAGGGTTTTCTTTCTACTGGACCATATCCATATCTTCTTACTTCTGTAGTAGCGAGTGAAAGTCCCGGCAAAGAGGTCGATTCACAATAGAGTGTTAACTCATTGGGGTTGTTATTCAACGCAACTCCTGCTATTCTTCTCATTACAGGAGGAGGAAAGAAAAACACTTTAAATAGATTACTCTTTTGATACCCTCTACTCTGTGTCTGCGCAATATAGTTAGCAACAGAAAAACCAGTGGTAATAATAGTCGCAACTGTTCCAGTAGTAAGCCCTTGTGTATTTTCGAACTTTGGAAGTCTATAATCGGTTGGGGATGCCATATCTTATCTCTTAAGTAACTGACGTCTGACGTCAGAGTAAACCGTTTGCTTACTTGCTTTAGTAAATCTCTCTAATGGTAGAAATAGCGCTAACTCCCACTCAGTAGGAGGTACAAAAAGAAAGCGCGACTTAACATGACTATTTAGGTAATGTTTAATACATGGTTTAAAGTATCTGAACTTGGCAGCTGCCTGTAAAACACTATATGAAATACGTAGTCTGGTATTATCATCCATTCGCTGATCGGATGCTGTTGTATAGAGAGCATCCATTAGACGAGCCCTATATACATGAGGTAGATAGTGAAAGTTAATTCCTAGAAAACCATCTTTTGCTGGTTGAATAGGAAATATTACCGGGAATCTATCATAGTAAGGAAGCTCTTGTTTATGCTTTGGATCATAACTAAACATATACAAACGACCTGGAAGAATTTTGCTTTTTAAACGATCTTGAGGTGCTTTAGAAACCAATGACTGCTCATTAATTCGTCTTGTAACGCTTTGTGCTGTATCTCGGAACCAATCGCGAGCATCAGCGGTTTTAGCGCTGGTAATACCTGCTGCAGCAGCTCTTTTTAAGATGTCAGCAAAGATGTCTTGTTGGGCCATTAAAATTTAATTCCTAATTCTCGTTCGGTCATAACCATGAATTTCCACCCGCGTGACTTACAAAATTCTTGAGCGGCCTTCCATTTAGATGTATTTATACCGTATGTTTTCAATTCGTTTATGAATCGCCTATTTGATTTGGCACCTTCTTGCAGTACAGGCGGTTTAGTTTGTAGAAGAGGTTTTACTTCAATTAATATTTGCTGTGTGCCTGTTTTATCAGTCTTTTTAACATAGAAGTCAGGAAAGTATCGATGTATTTTTCCGTCAACAGGAGAGCGATATGGAATGCACATCTCTTCAGATGCCCATTCTAACACGTCTTTGTGACTGTCTAAATACATCATTAGTTTTAGTTCCCAAAGACTACGATAAATAATATTAGTAGGATTACCTCGGTATTTACCAGGATTTTTTGGTTTAAAATAGCCTTTATAACTCATAAGGATCTCTAGATGTTCGATTTCGGCGGCATGATTGGCAATATGTTTTCTAACATAGGTTCGTCTATTCTGAATTCAGTTACTAACTCTATTATGGGTGCTATTCAAGGCGTCATTGGCCAGGCTATTGGTAAAGTAACTTCAGGTATCGGTAACTCTATCTCAAAAGCCCTTGGTGGTGGGCAGATAGGTAATATCTTTGGCTCAGCAATTGGTAACGCAGTGGGCGGCACTCTTTATGGTGTTGCAGGCAACGTAATGGGACAGATTTCCGGTACCCTTAATAATACATTTTCACAAGTATTTACAGCGACAAGTAAACAAGCTGGTATCAGCGGTGTAGGTTATAATGTATCTAGCCTATCTCAATCCGTATATAACACAGCTCAGATGAGCTTTTCACAAAACTTATCTAACAACCTTTCTAAGGCTGGGCACTCAATTGGAACATCTGTTGGAAGCTCGTTAGGAGCATCTATTACTGCTGGATTCAATTCGAGGTTCGTAGACTTTAGATCTGGATCATATGGATTTACCCCTCCAGTTCCTGTAGATATT